AATACATCCATCACTTCTCACCCTTCTTTTCAAGACCCTTCAGTATTGCGAGATGCTGAGCCTCCGTAAGTTCAGATGCACTCTTTACTTTGAAGTGGTCAAGAAATGCCTGTACGTCCTGACCCGCATTCTCAAGCATCTTTACAAGCGCCGCCGCCTTAATATCTCCGATTGCCTGATTGGATATGTCTCTTGTCTTCTCTGTCTCTGCGGCAGGCTCTCCGAATGTGATTACCGCTCCCGTGCTTTCGTTCAGCACATCAACCTTTGCTATCGTTTTGCCATCGTATTCAATACCAATGACCCTGAAACGGTCCTTGCACGTACAGCGGCCAGAGTCATCTTTTTTGAATGTTTTCAGATCACCAGGCTTTACGAACATTGCAGGCGCCGTGTATAACTCGCGTCCGATGCCCCAGTTGAAACAGGCCCGCTTAAAGCTGTCGGATGCAAGCCCCTTCTCGCGCTCTGTATTGGACTCCGTGCCTGTGTCTTCTTTACTGATCCACTGCTGTTTCTCTGCGTCCCAGATGGACACAATGCAGTTTGCATTGTCTCGGCAGTGTGACCGTTGCCAGTTCATAGCTCCTACAGATTCGTCCAGGATGTTCATGTCACATCTCGCGTCTTTGTACAGCAGAAGACTGATTCCCCAACTCTGTACCATTGAAACGCGGCAGTCTATTTCATCTGCGCGCAATAATCTGAATTCCATATACCCTCCTATTGATTTGCCATTATCTGATAAGCAACGTCATCCCAGTTTGTGCCTGTCTCCTGGAAATTATTAAACTTACTGCCCTGTGTCTGCTTGTCCCTGGATGCCCATCCACGAACGGCCGCTTGCCAGTCCTTCATTTTGTTTTTGCCGACCATCCACCCTTTTGATGAATAGAAGTCGATAAAACGGTTTGCATCTACCCGATACCCATGTTCATTGATAAAAGACTGAACCTCTTCCAGTGTGGGCGGCGTGAAACGCCTATTATCTATATCTTTTATCTTTTTATCTTTTATATTTTCTTCTTTTATCTTTATACTTTTATCTTTATAGGGTCGGTTTGCTTCGGTTTGCTTCGGTTTGCTTGCTGTTTGCTTCGGTTTGCTTCCACCCAAACTTCCCGCGGCCGCTTTTTTTGCCCTTTTATCAATGATTGGTTTTGCCATTCCAACTGCCATTGCCGCTACAGGATCAGATGCCTCTTTGCCGTCCATCTCATAGTCCCAGATTGCCGTAACAGCTAAATAAAACTGTTCAGGTGGAAGGTTGCGGAGCGCTTCGCATTGCGTCCTTAATAATGTTGTCGAGTCTCTCATTGCTTCTCTCCCAGTGAATACACTGTCCAATGTACTGTGGTGCCGTCTGGCCGCGTGTGATACTCTGTGCGCTTCCTGATAGGTGTGTCCCGCTTTATCTCATGGATACGGGCCGCAAGCCTGAGAATGCCAAGATCATAAACAGCGTCCCTAGCTGTGATACTGCCATGCGCCCGCATATATTCGATGATCCGCTCATTATTCGTCTTGTGCTTCATCTTCACCCACCCCGACTATCAGGAACGGCAGTGCCACAGAAGGAAGATATAAAAAGATGCCGTAAGTCACCACAATCTCTAAAACATCCATCCTCGTAAAGCGCCACATCACAAACATGTACACTGCAAACGACACCAGCGCGGTAAGATAACCCGCATAACGTGCTAAAAACTGTACCCTCTTATTCATTGCTCCCCCTTATCTGATCCACTTGATATGTTTTTGCAAACAATCTTCACAGTACACATCGCCATTTATTTCCCAGTAGAAATCCTCAACAATCGGCTCCCCGCATTCATCACACACAGGAAGACTTTTTAACCACGCTTCGCCTTCCGCGTCATGGGCTGCCGCATCTCTCACGGGGTCATCTGTCCACATCATTGATAATCCTCCTCAAATGCGCTTCAGCCTTTTTCAACTCAGGATCATATACAGTGCGGATGCCATCATCTAACCGATCCGCAAGAACCGCATCTGTATAGCTGTACATATCCACCCCATGCTCGAGTAAATTCTTCTTATCGTGATAAAAAACATTTACCTCCATATGCAGCGCACGAACATCCAGCGCTGCTGTTACATTGCTTGATCTGCGATTTTCATTTACACCCGTAACCAGATCAAGCAATTCGATTATTCTTTCTCTTGTCATTTGTTCCCTTTCTGCTATACTAGCAATGTGACAGGGTTGTCCCCTGTTTGCCGCGTTCCAGTTCTCCAGGCTGCTAGCGCGGCTTTTTTATTGATTCTTTTCGTGTTTCCATCGGATAAAACTTCCCGTCAGTAATGCGTGCGTCAGGCTTGCAGAATGGGCATTCCATATCATGCTCATATGTCTCACTGAGCGCATTGCAGCTCCTTTTCGAGCCCCTCGCAAAACACTCCCGCGTATCTATGCAGATATACATTTCCCTTCCCCTTTCACCGTGACGCTTACGCCATAACGATTAGAAAGAATTACCGACAGAGCTTCCAGTAACTTTCTAACGTCCATCACTCCTCCATATTCGCAAACGTCTCCGGGCTAACCTTGAGAATCTGACATATCTGGATGAACATATCCGCCTTAAGCCGGGACTGACCATTGAAAATGCTGTACAGCGTTCTATTTGGAATGTTGAGCTGCTCGGCCAGCCATGTCCGCCTGATGCCGTTCTCGCACAGATACTTTTCTATGTTTTTCGCTACCACTAACAAATCCTCCTTTCTTTTTTGTTTGTACTAATTATTCGTACCACCATTGATTCTAATACTCTTTTATAGTACCGTCAACAAAAATGTACTAATTTTTTGGATTTTTGTGCTATCCTATTAATTGGGGAGAGAAAGGAGCAGCCATGACGATCAGAGAAACGCTATCAAAAAACCTCGCACTATACAGAAACAAAGCCGGCCTTACACAGTCCGCAGCGGCTGGCCTCCTTGGTACGAAAAAAACAACCATATCCTCATGGGAACGTGGTATAAGCCAGCCAAGCGCTGACATGCTCGTGGCAATTGCAAAAGCCTACCGTGTTCCTTTGTCCGACTTATGCGGAGCTGACTATATCGTGGAATACAGCCCGGAAGAAAAGCTGATCATTGAGATGTATAGGCAATCATCTGATCAAGAAAAGCAAACAATACAAAAGATTCTTGCTGCCCTAAGTGGAGGAAAACAAAAATGAAAAATGCCGCTATTTATATGCGAGTATCGACAGAAAAACAAGCCCAAGAAGGTGACTCCATCCCTGCTCAGCGTGAAGCGCTTCACAAATACATCGACTCTCGCCCGGATCTTGTCTGTGTGGGTGAGTACCTGGATGACGGCATCTCCGGCACAAAGTATGACCGGGAAGAGCTCCAGCGCATGATCTCGGATGTTAAGGCCGGAAAAATAGATTTGATATGTGTAACAAAAATGGACCGGCTACACCGATCTTTAAAAAACTTTCTCGACATGCAGGATATCCTGGACAAGCATAACTGCAACTGGCTTGCGATCTGGGAGCCCATGTATGATACGTCCACCCCGCAAGGCAGGATGATCATCAACACCATGATGAACCTCGCACAGTTTGAGGCAGAAAACACAGGGCAGAGAATCCGCCAGGTGCAAGCGTACAAGGTCAATCAAGGAAACGTGATCAGCGGCACCTGTCCGGCTGGATACTCCATTATAGATAAAAGGCTTGTGCCAAATTCGGACGCGCCTAAAGTAAGGAAATTATTCGAATACTATTCCCTTCACGGAAACATGGCATCTACTATGCGGCTTGTAGCAGATGATCCAGCTTTCCCGCATTCTCCCTGTGCCTTTAAAGGAATGCTCCAAAACGAAACATATATCGGGAAGAAACGAAACAACCCTGATTTTTGCACCCCGATCATATCGCAGGACCTTTTTGATGATGTCCAGCGCAAGCTATCAATGAACATTAAGAAGAATCAGAAATATACATACATCTTTAGCGGCCTGCTCCGGTGCAAAGAATGCGGCCACTCTATGGCTTCATACAGATATTATAAAAAACGTCCAACAAAAACCTCCCGCGTTCCAGGCTACAGATGCGCTACCCGCTACACGCGAGGCGGCATTCACGGCTGTGATAACACTAAAGTAATTACTGAATCTGTACTCGAAAAATATCTTCTCGACAACATTCGAGACCAGATAAAAGATATGGTCCTTGAATATGAAATAGAGCAAAAGCCTGTCAATGACAACTCCCGGAAGATAACAAATCTGGAAAAGAAAAAGGACAGGCTGAAAGACTTATACATCAACGGCCTTATCAATCTTGATGAATACAAAACCGACCGCGAACAGATTGAATCAGAGATATCATCTCTGGCCGCTCAGAAACCCCTCAGAAGCCGCGATGTGTCCTCCCTTAAGGATTTGCTGTCCACAGACTTCGAATCGCTTTACGGCACCTTTACGGCCGACGAAAAGCGGTTCTTTTGGCGCTCAATCATCAAGGAGATTCAGTTCGATAAAAACAGAAACTTTGAGATTATTTTTTTGGATTAGTCCTGTGCTAAATCAGCGCAGCCATCTGGTTACAATAAGTTAGTACATACAAAAAAGGCCGTGGTGTTATCCTCGGCCTTTAAGTCTGCGTATATATTTATCATATATTTTTGGATTCACTATCTGAAGCTCATTCATCATGTCCTCATACACAGGAATTATATCAGATACGGACCGTTCACATTGTGCTGATTCGCTATCCGCCTGTCCTTTTGAGGATTCTTCCTTCGGGGGCTCTTTATCCAGATACTCCAGGATGATAATATACGCAGCCAGTTTTATGCAGGTGCGCGCGTTCGGGTTTTGTTCCCTCATGCACATCGAAATGGCCTCCTGCAAGCTCTCTCTGTCGATCACAAGAGGCCACCTCCTTACATCTGCTCAACTTTGCTGATAAACTTCTGGAATTCCTGGCGCTTGCGTTCATCCGTCACGCTGTCCATGATCTCCCTCAGCTCGTCAACCATTCCATCATCATAGGAACCGTTATACGTTCCATTGTAAGAACCGTTGTTATACGATCCGCGGCTCGCATACCGTCCCATGCTGTCACGCTTCGCATACCTTCCGCGACCTCTCGCGTTTGAGTATCTGCCGGACTCATAGCGCCCTGACTCGTTATAGTAGCGGCCGCTCGTTCCTTCCGAAGACTCATTCATAGCAATGATCGTTTCAAGGCTTTTCACTGCGTGAGCCAGCTTATCAATGATGTCCAGCTTGCCGGCGCTCAGGTCGCCATTGCTGTACTCTTCCAGCTCCTTGCAGAGCATGTCCTTTAAGTCATAAAGTGCCTGCATGTCTTCCTCCTTTCTCAAGCGATCCGGTTAATCACTAAGTTAGCGTTCTGCAGATTAATCACAGGTGCCGGCGTCACAGTCTGATCTGCGGATGCCGGTACGCTCTCAACAGACAGTGAGAAACAGCACCCTCTCGGAACCTTGATGATCGCCGTGCTGGTCACGTTTCCATAATTGGCATCACCTGCCGCAGCGGGAACATAAATTGCTCTGCTAGTCGGGCGAGGTTCGCCGTTTACAGTGATCGCCACCGCAATCCCTCCATCCGGTACGGTTCCACCTTCAGGAACCGCTACATTCCCATTGAATGTAACCTGATACGTTGCAAAACACTGCGATGTGATTCCGCGCAGAATAAAAATCCCTGTCTCGTCTTCGTGGTATACGTAACCCCTCCGACAAGGGATAGAAGCGGTAAATATCGCCGGAGCATTAAGAGAAATCTGTTGCACCGCGTTCGCTAGATATTCCGCAGCCATGACCGCACCTCCTTATGCACCACAGCCGCATCCGCAGCCGTTGTTATTGCATCTGAAGATAGGCTGTTCACCGTATACCGGAACAGTTCCGACCGGGCATTCATTCAGGCGGTTATACACGCCGTTGATGATTGCGGTATTCTGTGCGGTCTGAGATGCCTGACCACGCGCAAAAAGGACTTCCTGACGGAGCTGTGCAATCTCGTCATTCTTTGCATCGATCTTGTCAGAGCAAAGCTGCTCTTTGATAGACTGGATGCCGGAAGAGAAAG